CATCCATAAATACCTCTCTTTCGACACAATACACCAAAAGCAAAGAAATTTAACCGCAAATAATGTTCATATTGTGAAACGTAACATTAAAAAAATTGCCGTTCTATTGAAGCGGCAAGGTGTGCTATAACTGTGTTGTCAAAAAATTCCAGCAAAGGAAGGAAAAGCAAATGAATGAAACTGTAATCTGGAACCACGAACATATGCCTATCATTGATGGGATGCCAGCCAGCGTGCCTGACGGACAGTCCCGCACACCTGAACCGTGGGAGGAAAGCTGATGAACCGAACAATAGATACCCTGTTAATCCCCTATGCCCGCCAGACCGTCTTAAAGCTGGTCTGTAACCTTGCAAACAATCAAGCCGATAAAGAAGCTTACCTCGAAGCGAAAGGCATCCTAGAACGCGCCGTAGCCGCCTTAGACGATGGGCATGACCCGGCAGACAGCATTGAACGCATTGACGGACAGCTTGTAGAACTGTGAAAGGAGAACAAGATGGATAGGCACTGTCCCTTTTGACCTGAACGCTCGTGGCTTCCCCGATGCAAAGTGATAGATGCGCAAAAAACATTCGATTTTTGCGAAAATAACTTACAAGTTGTTAAAATAATATTGACTACACAACTAAATGATGTATAATCGTATCAAATGAACATCTACCCTTGCTGATCGGGAGGATATGCCACAATGAGCGGACAAGAAAGAGCAAAGATTGACGAGTTCCTGCAATGGCTGCGTGAGCATCCAGATAAGATGCCAGCAGTCAAAGAAGCACTAAGCCGCACATAACACAAAACCCCTTGCGCAGAGCTACAACAGCCCGGCACAAGGGGTTCTTTATTTTACCGGGTCATTCAACCGAGTTCTTTATCATCTGCATCATTGCATCACGCTTGTCCGCTGGCATAGCCATCAGACGCTGCTTCACCCACTCCATGTCCGCTTCAAACTGGTTCTGCGGCTGGGGCAGGTTTTCTTTTTGTTCGCCGGTGAGCAGGTAGTCAACAGACACGTCAAAGTAGTTTGCAATCTTTGAAAGGTTCTCTGCCGACAGGCTCTTTGTTCTCCCAGCCTTTAATTCTGAAAGAAAACTGCGGCGAATCCCAATGTTGCTGCAAAGAGTTCCATCTTTAATACCATGCTTTTCGCAGAGTGCATGGATATTGCTGTACAAGTCCGACATAAGAACACTCCCATTTTTGTGCAAGCATACAAATGCACAGAATTTTGTACAAAAGAGTTGACTTGTACAGAAGTCTGTACTATAATACAGACATGGACAGCACAGAATCCTGTACAATATATACTCTCTACACCATTATATTAGTACAGATTCCCGTACTTGTCAATAGATTTTAGCAAATGGAGGTGGGATTTTGAAAGAAAACTTCCGTTCCGGTTTTGAACTGGAAGTGAAGATGAAGCTGTTACAGCGAGGCATGAAACAAACGGAACTGATTCAGGCAGTTCAAAGCGATACTGGATTGTTCCTTGATGATTCGTACCTCTACAAAATTCTTCGTGGCGAAAGAAAGCCGGAGAAGATTATCCAGAGCATCTGCAAGATTCTGGATATCGAGAAAGGGAACGAAAATGAAGAAGAAAACCACAAAGAAAATCGCTAATGCGTACCTTCGTGGTGATTGGTGGAGCGGTTGGCGCGAAGAAGAAGTGAACGGTGAATGGTGGGCCGTTGCGAATTTGCCTGTCACTGTGCGTGAGTATCTTCGCCGCAAAACCATTCAACATGGGCGTTGCTGGCGAGATAACCCCGCCCTGATCGAGTGTTTGGATGCAAGGGAAGCCAGCATCAGGGGGTGAGCGGATGGAACAGATTATCACTTTGAAAGTCGATTTGGAATACCCGGACGAAGCGCGCCACGCCATTTACGAAGCGGTCAAGGCGTACGAAGCGGACAAGCTCAAGTGGACGGAGCAGGAAATCGACAAGGCGAAATGTCTTGCGATGCAAATTATGAACCAGCTTTGCTTGGATGGCTACGACATCAACTGGTGTGATATTGGAGAAGCCTACGAACTTCATTCTATTAGCGTATGGCTTGAATCCGAAGAAGGCGAACGCAGAAGCTGCAACTGCTTTCTTAGCCCTTCCATGTGGAACGTCTGGATTGCCAAGTGCGTCTGCCTGTGCCGTGCAACTGGCAGAGAAGTGCCGGAGTTCATCACGAAAAAGGCTGGTGAATGCTGGTGAGCAAAGGAAAACGGCTTAGTACAAAACGCTGGAAAAAACTTTTAATGGCCTATGGGATGTCGAGGAACGAAGCCAATTACATCATTTATGGGAAAAAACTTATCAACCAGTGTTTTGAACGTCATAACCGAGAAGAAAAGCTGAAAGCGAGTGAACAGCGTGGAAATCAAGTACTGTGAGCGCTGCGGAATCTTTCTTGGACTGGTAAACCCGTGCAGGAAATACTGCAAAGAATGCAAAGATGTCGTTCGGCGTGAGCGTCAGGTTCTTGCCAAAAAAGGCATTAAGAAAAAGCCTGAAACGGTTCCTTGCGCTTGGTGTGGCAAACCGATGGTTCGGAAGACCTGGTCTCAGAAATATCATGCAGAATGTGCAACGGATGCGAATAAAGCATTGAACAAAAAACTGAAAGCTCAAAAACGTGATGACTTAAAAGCGTCCGGCGTATTCAAAGTCACATGGAACGTAAAAGAGCCAAAGCCGGAACCGCCGAAAAAGCAAGAACCACCTAAATACACTGTGCGTCAGATGAACGATAAAGCAAAGCAACTTGGTTTGAGCTACGGTCATTACAGCACGTTGCTGGCGCAAGGAAAGGCGGAACCACCTGATGAACGGTAAATATTACGGCAAGCGGGAAATCCGCTGGCACATCCGGGAGAAAGACCGGCTGGAACATATTCATAGCAAGGAGAGAAAAGAATGCGTCGCAAAACTTACTACCATTACCACAAGCCGGACGAAAACGACCTGTCGCCCAGAGCGTACAAGCTCCTGAGCGATATGTACACAATGATCGTTGGCTCTGGCTTGAAGCTCAAGGAAATCCGTCTGGTATGCAGACTTCTGCGTGGCAAGGTAGAGCATGAAGTTGAAGAATGCGCCGTTGGTGGTCGGGAGGACTAATGAAAGCATTTGTTGAAATCGCTCTTATGTGGGGCGTTGTCCTTGCTCTGGTACTGGCGGTGTTTCTTCTGAACCTCTGGCTGGTGCATCACATTGAACTGCTTATCGGTGCTAAAGCCACATGGTACGTTATCGGTATCGGCGCTCTGATGGCAACCGGATGGATTTTTGGGCACAAAGGTGCAAAGGAATGACGCTGGCAGAAGCCATGCAAGCAAGAAACATCCGATTATGCGATTTAAGCAGACAGAGCGGTGTTTCAAGGCCAACGCTGGATGGCATTCTTGGCAAAAAGAAAGTGTTCAACCAAACCGGCGTACGAACTGGAACGTTGCTAAGGCTTGCGAACGTATTAAATGCTGACATAACCATTGATGGCACGAAGCCATATTACTTTGAACTTACGTTAAGGGAGATGAAAAAATGAGAACTGTAAAGGGAACTGTGCTTTCAATGCTTGGCATTGCGGCTGCTATCGTAGCGGTTGGCTGCGGCGATACCATCAATGGCTGCGAAAGCACGGCGCAGATGTTTGGCTGGGTGTTTGTGTCACTGGCATTGCTGGCAACTGCTCTGGTTCTGTGCGCACTGGGCGTGAACGCCGAAAACGAGCGTGCGGACACCGAGCGTTTGAAAAAACTGAACCGCGTTCCTACTCATTCCAACGAGTGGAGGGATGCGTAGTGAGATGCCCGATGTGCGGAGAAGATAAGGTTGGAACCTTAGATACTAGGCATGAAGATGACTGTACCATCCGCAGGAAGCAATGCTTAAACGAAAAATGCAAATATCGCTGGTCTACAATTGAAATAGATACGAGCCAGTGGTACAGCGCACTGCAAATCAAAGAGCAGCGAAAGAGAGGACGGCCTAAGAAAAATGATTAGTCTTGACCGATTCGGCGGCGCAGAGCCAGAAGATGGCGTGTACTTTCTGACCAACGAGCAAGAAGCAGAAGCAAAAGAAGCTGACCGTCTGGCTGAAATCGAGGACTTGCAGTCTGAAATCGAGGACAGGGAAACGGAACTGAAAGACCTGCGCTCTCGTCTGGAAGAACTGCTGGCAGACTGATTCTTTGTTCAGCCATATTAAGCCAAAGCAATAACAATGAAGCCAAAGTAAGCCAAAGAAAGGAAAGAAAAATGGCAGTATTAGTAATGGTCTACGGTCATTCCGGCAGCGGCAAATCCGCTTCGCTTCGGAATTTTGACCCGGAACAGGTGGCGGTCATCAATGTGTTGGGCAAGCCGCTTCCGTTCCGTACCAAAATGAAAACCTACATCACCAATGACTACGGTAAGATTGACGCAGCCATTCACAGCACCAAGCGCAAATCCATTGTCATTGACGATGCCACCTACCTTATGACAGGCGAGTTCATGCGCAATGCAAAGGTGGCTGGCTATCAGAAGTTCACAGACATGGCGGCGAACTTCAATGCCCTGCTGATGCGGGCAAAGGAATTGCCTGACGATGTGATTGTCTACTTCTTTGGTCACAGCGAGCGTGACGGAGAGGGCGGCGAGAAGTTTAAGACCATCGGCAAACTTCTGGACGAAAAGGTCTGTGTTGAGGGCTACTTTACCATCGTTCTGAAAACCGTTGTGCAGGATGGGCGATACCTGTTCAGCACTCGCAACGATGGCATGGACACCGTGAAAACCCCGCTTGGGATGTTCAACGATGCGCTGATCGAGAACGACCTTGCCGCAGTGGACAAGACCATCCGTGAATACTACAACATCCCGGTTCAGCCGGAGAGTAAAGGAGAATAAGAGATGAAGAACATCAACTGGAACAACGTGCAGGAAGCCACCGAGCGCAAGGACTTGCCTGTTGGCGGCTATGTCGCTGGCATCTGCAAGGCAACGGACGAGCCTGATAGGGAGCGTTTGAACATCGAGTGGGAAGTCGCAGAGGGCGAATACAAGGGCTACTGGCGTGAGCAGACCGCTTCCCTTATCGAGCGTGGAAAGCTCAATCCGGGCGAATGGGCATGGGGCGGCAAGACTATCAAGAGTTACAAAGAGAAAGCACTGCCGTTCTTCAAGGCGTTCATCACCGCCGTTGAGGAATCCAATCCCGGCTACAAGTTCAACAATGATGAAAAGACCCTGCGTGGCAAGATTGTTGGCGTGGTTCTGCGTGAGGAAGAGTATCAGGCAAACGACGGTAGCATCAAGACCAAGCTGGTCGTTGACCGCTTCACCAACGCCGAGAAGATTCGTTCCGGCAATTATGAAGTCAGACCGAAAAAGACGCTGGCTGGCACGGCTGGTTCCACTCCTGACACTGGCGACTTCGCTGTGATTCAGGACAGTGAAGATTTGCCTTTTTGACGAATTAACGTGATATTTTAAGAAAGCGAGATAAAACATGAAACTGATTGTTGTGAATGATGGCGCATATTCCATCAATGCAGATACCGTAACCAAAGTCCAGAACGCCGAAGATGCAATCTACATCCACACGCAGGACAATAACGGAGAGGTTTACCTTGTTGGTCGGTATAAGGACAAAAAGAGCACGGACTGGGCATTCCGAACGGTAAATAATTTTATCGCAAGCGAATCCGATGGATATGCTTCTCATTCCGTCCTGAACATTGCAGACGATGAAAAGCTGGATAAGTGGGATTGCCCGCTTCCCAGAATTTAACAAAACCGCCTACCTTATATATAAGAGCTGTGCTATCTGGCTGGACGGGCGTTTACGAAAATGATTCACTTGGGCGACATCACAAAGATTCACGGCGACCAGATAGAGCCTGTGGATTGCATCACGTTTGGCTCACCGTGTCAGGATTTGTCAATGGCTGGTCTGCGGCTTGGATTTGGCGGTAATCGCTCGGTGCTTTTCGTAGATGCAACGAGAGTTATAAAAGAAATGAGGATGGCAACCGATGGAATGTATCCAACTTTCGCTATTTGGGAAAACGTATGCGGAGCATTTAGTTCCAACAGCGGAGAAGATTTCAGAACCGTGCTGGAAGAGCTTGCCCGCGTGGCACAGCCAGACGCTTCAATTCCTCGACCTACGGGTAGGGGGGGCAGATGGAGCAGAGCAGGAGCAATCTTCGGAAACGGTTGGAGCATTGCTTGGCGACAGCTTGACGCTCAACATTGGGGAGTCGCCCAAAGACGCAAAAGAATCGCTCTTGTCGCAGATTTTAGAGGACAACGTGCCACAGAAATACTATTTGAGCGCACGAGCCTGTCAAGGGATTCTGACACGAGCATCCAGACGCGGGAAACCGCTTCCCAAAATTCTGAAAGAAGCCCTGTTGGATGTGATTGCGCAGGAGCAAAAGCCTACACACTGAAAATCCGCAGCGGATGCGCTGGCGGTGGCAAGGGCGCATTGGTTCAGGAAGAAAAGAGCGCAACTCTTTCCACACTGCAAGACCAGACTTTGTTTCAGCCTGTTGTTTATGACGCAAGAGGAAACGGTGATGGGCGAACAGTCCCTACGATAACAGGCGACCACGAGAACAGAATCACGGACTACACGGCTATTGCAATCGAGCGCAGGACATTCAATGAGCAGTCTTTCAGTTCTTACATGGAGAGCGATAAATGCTCCACGTTAAAAGCAAAAGCGGGGAACATAGGCAATGGCAGCGAGAGCCTGATTGCTGAAAAGAAAGTACATTGGATTGTTCGCCGCCTGACACCTGTTGAATGTGAGCGTTTGCAGGGCTTCCCTGACAACTGGACGAACATCGGTGAATGGGTGGACAGCAAAGGCAAGAAGCACAAGTACGCTGACAGCCCACGCTATAAGGCGCTTGGCAATAGCATTGCACTGCCGCAGTGGTTCTGGATGGTGCAAAAAATGCGTCCATATTTGCGAGAGCAGCCAACGCTTGGCAGTTTGTTTGACGGTATTGGCGGTTTTCCACTG